GAAGAGAAGCTGACCGGCCGCTTCACGCCTTCAGGCGGGTATCTGGTGCAGGGAGGGTTTCCCTATAAAGACCTGTGGTTCGACCTCTCGCATGAGACCTTCTACGGCAAGCCCATGATGGCGTATGCCGAGGATACGCAGAAGCTCATCGTGGAGTCGGTATCAAGGCGAAGGTCCCTGCTGAAGCAGAACACCCGCAAGATTCTGGGCCAGAAGAACGAGATGGCTGAGAATCCGAACATCGGGGATCAGATCGCTCGGGGCGACGAAGATACCATCGCCTGGGTCAGCGATGTGAATAACTCCTTTGCGGAGATGCCCACCAACAACGTCCAGCAGGACCAGCTGGGCCTGGAGTCAGACGCCCGTCAATACGAGGAGCAGGTGCTTCAGGTAAGCCAGCTGGCTCTGGGAGGCGGTCCTGCGAGGACCGCTACTGAGGCCAGTCTGATAGCCTCCTTCGGGCAGTTGAACCGGGAATGGATGCAGGACAAGGTGGCTGAGGTCTACAAGGCCACCGCTCATAACTTCATGCGGATTCTTGCTGACAGGCGCTATACACCGATCAATTTCCTGGTCAATACCGCCGAGACAGAAGACGAGCCCATCTTCGAGGCGGTTCGCACCGATATGTTCAAGGCCCGCTGGAAGATCACCGTCGAGGCTGGTAGTATGAAGCCGCTCTTCGAGGAGCTAGAGCGGGAGGATGCCCTGGCCCTGTTCCAGTTCCTCATCCGCCTGCCGGAGATCCCGAGGCCTGAGGCGATCAAGCATCTCCTGCGAGCCTTCCGGGTGCCGAATATGGAGAAGTTCATCGGGCAGTCCGCTACCATCGATGCTCAGAGGGCGGCTGATTACGAGAACCGGCTGATGATGACCGGGCAGAAGGTGGATGTGGTGCCCATCGAGAACCATCGCGCCCACATGCCTGTCCATAAGGTTCTTCTCGAGGGTCAGGACTCTCCGCTCTTGCAGAACATTCAGCAGTTACAGCAACTGGGCCCCGCCATACAGCCGGAGCAGGCACAGCAGCTACAGCAACTGGTTCAGATAGTGCAGTTGGTTCAGCAGCACCTGTCCGATCATCAGGAGGCCTTTCAGCAGATCATTCAAGGGCCAGGGGGTGGTGGAGGGGGCGGGGGAGCAGGTCCGGCCCGGATCAAGAATATTAGCGATCAGGCCGCTGGTGCGCCTGAAAGTGCAGTTTCCGGTGCCAAGGAAATCCAGTCCGCTGTTCGCAGCAAGGGGCAGCGAATTTCTCAGCCCCATAACCTGAACCGTCAGCAGAATTAATTATGCTTAAGACTTGGAACTTCAAGTGTTCCGCAGGTCATTTAACCACCGGGGTCTTCTCCGGTCGGATTCCTCAGACCACCGCATGTTCTTCATGCCGCCGTCGAGCTCAATGGACCCATCAGAAGGGGCAGCCGGACTTCAATGTCGGGACTGAGATGTACGGCAAGTTCGAGCCGGCGCTGGGGTGTGTGGTGGAATCATACGAACACAAGCAGCAACTGCTCAAGGAGCAGAATGTCATGGAAGCCCATGACTTGGTGGGAGGATCTCGGATGTACCGAGTGCCAGAACCCCCCTCCCGAGAGCCCGACGATACTGTCTGGGTGGACAATCCGGACACAAAGGAGTAGATTAGATGTCAGAAGCAATTCCCTCGGATTCTGATTCGGGGACAGGAACGACCTCCGCAGACTCCGCGGACGAATCCTTTGATCTGGGTGGCGACCTGGACGAAGACCTTTCGTCTCCGGAACTACCTGCGCTGACGGATTCCTCGCCCGCTCCCAGAACGACCGAGTCTGGAGTACCCGCACCAAACGTCGATCTTGAAACCACTGAGATCGATAAATTGCCCCCCGAGGCTCAGCCAATAGTTCGGGAACTGAAGGGTGATTACACCCGGAAGCGGCAGGCAGACGCGGAAGTGGCACGGAGCGTACAGGCTCGTGAGCAGCAAGTAACTGCTCGTGAGCAGGCGTTGATGAATCGCGCTGTTGCTGCTAATAGCAACAGCGCGGACGAGGACGACCCCTTTGCCGGGATTCGTTCCACACTGACCGAAGATGAAGCCAGGGGACTGGACATCGTCGATCAGGTGGTTCAGCTCAAGCACGGTAAAGCGGTTGAGGATCTGAGGGCGCAGTTCGACAGTCAGCAAAAAGCGATACAGACCCTGACTGTTGCGCTGTTGCGGCAAGCGGCTGCAGGAGCCAATCAAACGGCTGCTGAGGCTCGCCAGCAATATCCGGACATTGATCAGTACAAGGACCAGGTCAATGCGCTGACAGCGGTAGTCAACCCGGCTACCACCCAGCGTTATACTCCGACCGAAGCCTATGAACTGGTCACCGGAAGGGCGCAGGTAGCAAGTAACAACCTGGCCCTCTCAGATCTCGGTACTCGCACCGCCAGCGCACGCAGCACTACCGGCACTTCAACGGCTGCCGCCGATTCGGGCATAGGAGAGCTTAATTCAACTGAGCTTTCTCAGGGCCTGAAGAGTTTAGGTTTTGAGTGAGCCTTATCTTAAAAAGGTTTAACAATGCCTGCAGCCACATCGAGCGAAACCTGGGATGCTGCCTGGACGCTCACCATGCGCTCCAAGCGCAAGCGGCTGACCGACAATATCTCGGATCAGTATCCGACGATAGGTCGCCTGCGACGTTCTGGCGTGATGGAGGTGGAGACCGGCGGTAAGGAAATCCAGGAAGACCTGATGTATGGACTGGGCACGTCGGAATGGTTCGACGGTTACGATGTCCTGTCCACCAATGCCACGGATGGCATTACCGCCGCATTCTATCAGTTCCGTTACAACGCCACTCCTATCGTCATTTCGATGACGGAGGAAGTCGAGTCTCGTAAGTCCGACTCGGCAGAGAAGCTCCTCACCGCTAAGACCTCTCAGGCGATGACCAAGTCGCTTGATACGATCAACGCGGCTGTCCACGGGGCGCAGTCTGGCAAGTCCATGTTGGGCCTGCAAGACATCGTTGCGGAAGGTACGGCAACCACTCTCGGTGGTATCGCCGTGGCTTCCAACTCCTGGTGGGACAATAAGCGCACCGATTTTACTGGCACCACCTTCCGGACGCTCTCGGGCACTAATTTTTATGACGGCGTTCTTGACATGGGCACTGTCTGGAATAACTGCTCGGAAGGCAACGACGTTCCCAACCTCATCATCACTTCGTTTACCGTCTACGGGAATTACGAAGCGATTTTTGAGGGCACGGGCCATCTCCGAACCGCTGAGAAGTCTTCGGGCTCTTACGGTGTCGGCGCTCAGGGTGCTATTACGTTCCGCGGTGCCCCGGTGGTCCCTGACAGGGATTGCGTCAGTGACAGCATGTACTTCCTTAACACGAAGTATCTGAAGCTCAAGGTCCAGGCGGGGAAAAACTTCGCCAAGACCCCGTTCAAAGAGCCGTCCAATCAGTTGGCCAAAGTGGCCTTCGTGGTCTCGGGCATGCAGCTCGTGACCAATAACCGCCGTCGTCAGGGCTTACTCTACAATATTGATTAAGCGGATTACTGGCTGGCGTAAACCCTTGCCCCCAAGTCAATGGGGGTTCATACCCTGACCATAGGGGAAAGGAAGATATAAGATGGCTGATCAGCATGTTGGTGGAGGACAACAGAATGCGCTGGGTGATCGTGCGCTACCTCGGGCCAAAGGCCAAGGTATCATGGAGGAATCTTCAACACAGAAAGCGCCAATGGGCGCGAAACTGGAGATTCCTGACGGGCGTGTCTTCCGGTATGCCAAGGCTTCGGCTGCGATTTCTACCGGTCTTGTTGCCAGCACCGACGATGTTTACAAGTATGATGCGGATACGAATGATACGTTTGTCGCGGCGGCTGCTGGCGCTACGACGTTTAAGGTGTCGGCCAGGTCGGGCGATTCTTTGGATGAGTATGCTGGTGCCTATTTTGGGAATATTACCAATGGCGAACAGTATCGTATCAAGTCCAATACAGCGTCTGCAACCGTGGATGGGACGGCTAATACGGTCATATTTACTTTGTATGACCCGCTTAAAACGGCCATTGCCGCAACAGACGATTATTTGATCACTCCGAATCCGTATGCTTCGGTTATAACAGCCACCGTTCCTGGGGGCACATATGACCGGGCTGTCGGGATCACCCCGATTGGAATAACCAGCGGGTATTATTTCTGGTTGCAGACTAAGGGCGTGGCATTTGTTCTTGCCGACGCTGCTGCTGCTATTACAAAAGGCACCCCTGTTACGCTGTCGGATTCTACAGCAGGGACTGTTCAGGACCAAGACGCATTGGCAGAGAATGTGATCGGCTATTGCGTTACGGCCGCTGCTGCCAGCAAGTATGGCGGGGTCATGCTTAATCTGGAGTAGTTTTGTTTTCGGGGTGGGGTTCGCCTCACCCCGAAATATTCATTTGAAAGGATATCATGGCTGAAGACGTAACAAAGAAGGCTGCATTACAGGAAGCAACTTTCATGGCAACCTCAGTGGTGCAGGAGGTCGAGGCAGTTCCCGAGGCTGCTCCCGAAGCCGTTCCTGAGGCTGTTGCTGAGGATTCTGCGCAGGCAATGGACGGATACCTCGAGCTTCTATCACGAGCCACTCCGGATCAGAAGAGCAAGATGTTGCGAGCGCTGGACCTTGGTGGGGTTGTTACTAAGGCCAAGTCTCGTGGCAGCAACGCGGAATCCCAGCGCGTTTCCATGAGTGCCGGAGAGATCATTCATCCTGCTAACCCGGATGGAACGCCTTGGGAGCCCAAGGTGTCTGAGGCTGTAGAGCAGTCTGGGACCAAGGAGCTGGTTCTGGAGCGCTGGCGCCATAACCAGAGTGGCAGCGGCGCTAGCCGAACGACTACTGCTCGTGATGCTGAGGAGATGGCTGACCTGGCTCAGATGTAGGGACTCATGGGCAAGATCCAGAAAAAGGCGGTCACCTTTGGCGCACTGGGCCTCTTTAATCATGTGGAGGCCGAGAGCCTCAAGTTGGCCTCCACCACCGGCTTCATGCAGTTGCCCCAGCTTACCACAACTCAGAGGAACGCCTTAACGGCGGTGAACGGTATGCTGGTCTACAACACTACTGCTTCTAAATTGCAGGGCTACGAGGGAGGCGCCTGGGTGAACTTGAATGGCGCAACATTAGGATGACCCTGACGACTGCTATTAAGATCACTGCCAACCGCGTCGGTCTCCTAGAGACTAACGTCTCTTTCAAGGACCGATCCCGCGACTATCTCAACATCATCGCCAAGCGCATCGGGACTCGGGCTAAATGGAACTGGCTGCATAAGGCTACCACGTTCAATACCACTGCTGACACTCAGACCTACCAGTTGGCTACCGACGTACTGACCCCTCACTCCTTTACCGATCAGTCTAACAACCAGCCGCTGGGTATTGTTGGCTGGGATGTCCTTGACCTAGCCGACCCGGATCGTGGCGAGACCGGGGACGTTGATGTCGTTACCATCGAAGGAGTGGATGCCACTACGGGGCGGATAGTCGTCAGGCTATACCCCATCCCCTCCACCAGTGACGATGTGATCCGCTATCGCTACCTGGCCTACATCCCTGACTGGACATCTTCGGACGACTCTACAGAACTCGACCGATGGATTCCGGAATGGCTGCAGCCGGCGCTGATCTTCGGTGCTACTGAACTATACAAGCAAGAGAAGGGCGATTACGAAGGGGCCTTGACAGATCGGGCTGAGTATGAGACCGGGATCAAGTCGGCGCTGGATATCAATCTCAACGTGCAGGGCAATCGGGAATGGCATCGGGGCCGTGGAGGTCCGGTGTCGCCCTTCTGGCCTCAGGAGGGCGGCTTGACGGCTGCCGGTTGATATGCCTCAGGAGAGAATCTCTTCT